GTTGCTTCTCGGCCTGCGCCATCGCCATCTTGTTCTGTGCCGCCTGACCCATCTGCGCGGCCAGTTCGTCCTGCTTACCGCCAGCACGGAAGGCATCGACCACTCCCTCGATCCCTCCTGCGATCGTGTTACCGAATCGACGGTTCTGGGTGTCGTCGTACTGCATCGAGGCCTTGGCCAGTGCCTCTGTGTTGTCCTGACCCAGCAGCGCGGCCATCAGGTCGGCCTGTGGGTTCGATGGACGACCACCCATCATGCCGCCTCCCATCAAACCACCCAGCATCCCCTGATCCTGACCAGCAGAACCCAGTCCGGCTTGATACGCACCAGAGGAGGAGGGCCCCTGAATGACCTGATCCACCTTGGGACCGAGTTCCATCATGGATTGCAGGATGCCGAAGATTGCGGGGTTCATCATGGTTACATTCCCATACCAAAGGCTTTCATAATGTTGGTCAGGATCCCGCCTTCTGGCGGTTCGAATCCGGGCATACCGTGTTGTGGTGGTGCCTGCATTTCATCCACGACCGTGTTGGGACGTGCGCCCGGGGATCCCGGCATACCAAACATCGTTCCGGCCTGTGGATTCACTGGCTGGGATTGGAGGTTCTGCATCATCAAGGCGTCCTCGATGTCGCTGACACCGGGGGTATAGCCACCATTGAAGCTGGCCGAGTGTGGATCCTCGTCATCGAACAGGCTGTGGATCCCTCGCCCTGCGTTCATCATGTTGTCAAACATACTCATGCGTTAACCTCCGAATAGTGCGCCCAGAATACCTCGATCCTGACCGGCAGATCCTAATCCAGCGTTGTACGCACCACCCGGGGAGATCTGCGCGACACCCGGGACCGGGGTCATGCCCATCAGGGCCATCATCAACTGGTCCTGATACTGCTGCTGGCCGAAATTGAACTGGTTGTTGCGGAACTGGTTGTTCTCCAGCCCCATCATCTGGTTGAACTCCTGACCCTGACGGCTCAGATCCAGTCCACCCATGAACTGCTGGTTCTGCAGGTCCATACCGTAGCGGTTCAGGTCCAAGCCGTAGCGTTGGTTGTCCAGACCGGCGTAACCCAACTGGTTCTGCATGTTGGCCATAGCCATCTGGTTCGCCAGACCGGCATTGCCCAGAGACATCTGGTTCTGCATTTGCTGGCTGGCCAATCCGGCCTGCTGGTTACCGAGGTAGCGTTGCAGATCCTGACCCGAGGAACCCAACTGGGCATTCCACAGGGCCTTCTGCATGTCTCCTGCGATACCAGAGCGTGCCAGATCCTGCTGCGCCATCTGGTTTTGGATCCCTTGGCCGAATCCGAGTGAATTGAAGGCAGCGGCGTTGCGTGCATCGGCCTGCTGCATCCCCTTCATCTTCATCATCTCCTGACCCTGCGGCGAGTTGGGATCGATGCCCTTGTTGATCATCTCCTGCTGCATCCGGCGGTCCTGTTGCGCCATCGCTGGATCCAGATAGCGGTTTGCGTTCTGCATGGCCGCGTCGGCATAGTTCTGCACCGATCCGTAGTCGGCCTGATCAGGCCGAGATCCGGCAATCTGTTGTGGGCCGTAGGTGTTTTTTTCATTGGGATTAAATTTATCCCACTGACCCCCGAATGATGGCTGTCCACCTACTCCTTTCGCCGCCATCGAGGGTGGTGGTGTCGGTGGTGTTGGAGGTGGTGTTGGGCCTGCCACGGGCTGTGGGTTGTTGCCCCATGGCGAGAACTGTCCGGGTCTCGGGCTCATGGCCGTGGGTGGTTGACCGGGTGGTGCGATCGTGGTCTGCATGTTGGGCCCTTGCTGCACGGGTCCGGTGGATGACGGAGGCGGCATGGGCATAAACCGTTGCTGTGCAACGGAGCCTCCACCTGTGGAGGGCAGTACCGTCGGTGCCATCATGTTTGATTGTGCTTGCATTGTGCTGGCTCCTTGCTGCGGGGCCTGAACCTCCACAGTGACCTTGTGGTTTGTATCCTGATTCCCGCTCGTCATCTGGCCGACATCTGCTGCCCGGGTTGGAGGCGGCAGGGATACCGACGAATTGAGTCCGGTGTTTTGCATGGCCGGTTGCTGGGCCGGTGGTTGGGCCGGTGGTTGGGCCGGTGGAGGTGCTTCCGGGTGCGGCCCTGAGGGCGGAGGTGTAAAGCCCTGCTGTGGCGTAGTCGGAGGCGGAGGCATGGCAGCAGGCTTGTTGCCATTGAGATCCGCGTACGACTGGTAGCCGTGCTGTTGTGACCAGCGTCCCGAGGCCTCGCCATTGCTGGGATCGAAGTACTGAGGGTTGGGTTTATAGGGCCCAAAACCGTAGGCTTCCGGGGCACCATAGATCTGCTGGTACTTATTCGCCCGTTCGGCATCGAGCATAGCCCGGTATTCATCCGGGTTCTCTATACCGCCGATATTGAGGCCGAAACGGTTCTCCATTACCGGCCCAACCGGCTCAACTGGTCCCACATGTCGCGTGGATCGCGGCCCTGATCGCCCCACGGACGTTCAAAGCCTTGACGGCCCTGACCCATGCCGGGGCCGTAGTTCTGTCCACCACCACCCTGAATCGGGGCATTACCCATACCACCCTGCGGGGGGGCTTGCTGAGGGGGTGCCTGCTGCGGTGGAGGTTGCGGTGGAGGGGGATTCTGTGCGGCGAACTGGCTGGCCGAGGAGGGCCCAAATCCGGCCTGTTCAGGGGTTTGCTTTCCTTGTCCTATGTTCATACGGTCCATCTGGGTCGCCATCAGGGCGTCGAGCATCTGGCTCATTTGTTCGGGCTGTTGGTAGTTGCCGAAACCTTGGCCTCCAGCGGCACGGGCCATCAGGCGATCGGCACCGGGCTGCATTCCGGGGGCCAGATTCTGGTTCTGGGTCCATGTTCCGTCGGGGTTTTCGGACCAATCCCAGCCACCGAAGATGCCTTGGCGGTTGGTGCGGTTGAGTTCAGTCTCCAGCTTCATCAGCTTTTCGATCTGGCCCCAGTCAGGAGAGGCTTGCTTGCCTCCGCCTCCGAAAAGGTTGCCAAACAACGAATCTAACAAGCCCATTTTGCTTCTCCTGCCCTGTGTGTCATGTTATACTTGGTCATGGTTATCGATTTCCCAGATGTCATCTTCATTCGACCCGTGAACATCGGCGTGGGTCTGTACCGTGTTGTCAGTGACAAGGCGTTGGAATGGGCGCACTGGAACACTGGCTGGAACCTCCGTGGTCGATGCGATTACATGATACCTCATAACAAGGTAAATCGTATGCTGGAGGACGGTTTGGTCATTGCAGGTCGATCTTCCCGTCAATAAACATCTCCGTCACCACATCTTCCGGCAAATCCATCAGTTCAGCCGTTTTCGCAATCCGCCTGTTCAGTGCCGCGGTGTAGTTCCTCGGATCCGCTACCCCGGTAATGTCACTGCCGCCCACCCAGATGGATGACTGGACCTCTGCGCCCTGTAAACCCCGGTCCTGACCCAGTTCCTTTTGTGCCCGTTCGAGGTAGGGGTACATGGCCGCGGTCGGGCTTTTCTTGGTCGCCAGCCCGGTTTCCGGGTCGAAGGTCCATGCCATGTAGTTGTGGGTATCCACGGTTACCGGGTCGTAGTTCAGTCGTTTGTTCTGGTCGTAGCTGGGGGCCTTCTGGGCCTTCTGCGGATCCCCGATCTGGCCCTTTTTCAGCAGTTGGTTGATCAGTTTACTGTGGACTAGGTTGGCAAAGTGGCCATAGCCTTCAGGAAATTGGTCACCCTTCAGGTTCAGGTTCGACAGGCCTTCATTTTCTCGCCGCATCAGGTGCGATGCCCGTTTGATCTCAGTCGCTACATTTGAGCGGGGCGAGAGGGCGGCACCATAACTCATGAATTTATCGAAGGCCTTGAGGCCCTCCTCTGGGCCTTTCTGGGCGAGGAACCGGTCCAGTACGCCAGCGAGGTGGTACCACTTGTCGCCGCCCTTTTCGATGCCGGCATCCATCAGCCGCATCATTTTGTCCATGTTTTCAGGCCGCAGCAGATCCTTTACCTCGATCGGTGTAGCGACCGGTCTGCCGGTGGGGGTGGTTTCATAGCGATTGAGGTCAAACTGATCCCGTGGACCGATGATTTTCGAGTGCTTGTACTCATCGAACACGCCGCCGACATCGAGGGACACGTAATCGGGCTTTCTGGCCCCGAAGGCCTCGAGCATTTCGTCGGTGGCGTAGTCGGGGTTCCATGGGGCCCGGCCGATTTCCCTTGCGCCGGTTTTTTTGTACATGGACGGGAGGTAGCCATCGATCGCATCGAGCCGGGTGGCACCCTCGGCCCGGGCCTTGGTCATCAGGGCCTCGGCGACCTCCTCCAGACCAGAGTCAGGTGCTTTGTAGGCGTGGCTGATGTAGCCGGTGGGGTCGAGACTGAACCCAGCGGTGCCTTCCCGGTTGGAATAGACCGTTCCGGTGAAGCTGTCGGGATCCATGCGATCGACCTGAGCCCGGTTTTGCAACGTCATCGCCTCTCGGGCGGCATCGAGGTTACTGGCAAAGGCTCGTTTCTGGGTGATGTTGCTGGCCGGTTGCAGATCCTGTGCACGGAGTCTGGGATCGGGTCGTTGGTAGCCAACCCCGTTTATAAATTCGATCGCACCCTGCTGTGAACCGGGTGTGCCGTGGGCACTGGGTCTATAGTCGATATCGGGGCGATTTTGCAGTGCTTTTGCGGCCCGGGCACCGGACGGTAGGCCTAATTCCAGCGCACCGAGGGTGTGCATGACTCTGGGGTCATCAAAATACTGTCCGACGGCGTAGGTTTCCTCTGGAAATTTCTCCTGAACCTTACCATACATCTGTTTGGCACCCGAAATCAGGGGTTCAAGCAGGGCTTGTTGGATTTTTTGCGTCCCCTCGGAGGGTTTATAGGTGGGCAGTTGGCTTTTTCGTTGATCCCGCAGTCGGGCAAACTCATTGGCGGCATTTTCGTCCGAAAACCCCTGAGCAAAAAGGCGCGGAGACATGATCGCCTCCGCGCCCAGTGCGCCATAGCCCATGAGGGCCTCGGAGAGCAGTTGCAGTGCTGACTCTCCGACTGCTTTGGGGTAGGCCATGGTGGGTTACCGTTTAAACTGCGAACGTAATGACGCTGACGGTACCCGGAGCGGTCACGGCCGAGATACTGCCATCGGCGGCGACGATCTGGGTGCCGAGGGTGAAGTCGTCCGGGTTAGCCGTTACTTCGCTGGCTACGGCTGCTGCGGTGGCGAGGTCGGTACGGACCATAATGTAGGCTTTTGACATAGTGTATTTCTCCTTTCATTTGATTTTTGGGATGGTCAGTTCCCCTGACCGTGGGTATTGCCCTTGTTACGCTCATTCATGCGTGCGCGGGACTGGATCTCGCTGATCTCCGCGGTTTCACGCAGTTCATTGAACGGAAGTTCTCCCATCTTGTCGCGGGTATTGGCCTTGGTTTCCTCGGCCTTGGCCTCCTTGTAGGCGGCATCGGCGTGTTTCTGGTGCGTTGCGGCCTCGGTGGACTGCTGCTGCAGTTGGGTGGCGAAGGCTTGCCACTGCTGGGCCTGCATCTGGGCCTCTTGTAGTTGCATCTGTGTTTGTTGCATCTGCTGGCTGAGTTGCTGCAGTTGCTGGGTGGATGTGGGCAGTTGCGCCATCGCTTCCTCGAGGCCCCGATCGGCCCGTGAGTAGGGCGAGAGTGCGGCACGCAGGATGGCGGAGGAGATATCGGCTGGCATGGCGTTCTGTTGCACCATGGGCAGCACGGACTGGGCGAACTGGGCGACGCCGTTGAGCATTTCTTGGAAGGTTTCGCGTTCGCGGAACTCGTCCTTGGCGATGGTGGAGTCGGTTTCGATATCGATCGAGAACTCCATCAGCATGTCGGTGGCGAGGATCTGCTGCATCTCCTCGGTGATTTCCATCTGCGTCATGCGTTGCAGGTTTTCCGGGGTGATGTGGGAGGCCAGCAGTTGGCCCATGATCCGCATCATCTCGCGCACGGTGTACTGGACGATTTCGCGTTTACGGGTGAGCCGCACGCCGACCCAGCGGCCCTTGATTTCCTGCGCCGTGGCGGTTTCTGATGCCGCGGTCACGCCACGTACGATATCGGAGATGCCCAGTATCTCGTCGACCTGTGCTTTGACGAACCCGATCTGTTCGGTGAGGATTCTGAGCACGTCGGCCTTTTCCTGCAGCGGCAGGTGGTAGACGGCCTTGTCCATGGACATCCCGGCTGCGGTGAGTCGGCCGATCAGGTTATTGACGGGCTTGTACTGGCCGTCGTCCAGTTCCAGCATCTCGCCCAGTTCGGGCAGGCCGGCGTCGTAGGCTCCTGCGGCCTTGATCTGCTCGAGCAGGGAGGCGCGACGTTCCTGCAGTCGGTTGACCTCGAGGTCGTATTGCTCGATGAAGTTGTAGTCGGATTTCGGTACCAGTTCCTCGGACCCGAGGTTGGTCATCATGGGTGCGGGGCAGGGGTAGAAGTCCTTTAATTCCAGCGGATCCTCGATGATCTCGAGCGGTTCGAGTTCGCCTTTGGCGAGGAAGATGACCCGGCGGTTGGGGCGATCCCAGATCTCGTAGATGTCGCCGTTTTTTTCCTTGAAGTCCTCACTGACCCCGGCCCGTTCGGTTTTCGAGAAGTTGACTGTTTTGCCGAACCGCGCCTTGGCCTGTATGCGGGTCATGGGGTGTTTGATGTAGATGAAGTCGCAGTGCCGCCAGTTGTTGCAGGGTTCCCATCCGAAGCGTGCCCATGGGATGTGTTCCCAGCGCAGGGTCTGGTCGCCGACCTTTTCCACGGTCTGTTCACGGAACCCGACCTGTTGACCGAGCGCATCGTTGATTGGTTCGGTGACGGTGGACTCGGTGATCACCGAATCGATCTTGACCCGTGGGATGCCGAGGCCCATACCGAGGAAGTCATCGACGCAGCGGTGGAAGTTGTCGTCGAAGGATTTCTCATCGACGCAGAACTCGAGGCCTCTCGAGATCAGTTGTGATACTGCGATGTAGGCCGGGTGTTGTTTGTCGTTTCTGGGCCTGACATCGGGTGAGGGCTGGTTGGAGTAGACCCCGACGTGTTCGACATTACAGACGGACCAGTAGAGGGGTTCGTAGACCTCCTGATCGATTTCGACGTTGAGGATCTCCTCGATCTCCTCGGATCGATCGCGGAAGTCCTGATGGGCTTTTTCTTCACGGGACAGGCGGTTGAGCCAGATTTTCTGTAACCGGGCGAGTTCGTCGCTGGAGGGTTTTTCTAGTGGGTGGTTCTCGTCCAACGTGATTTCCTCTTGGGGTGACGCTCGGGCATGAACTGTTTGATGGGGATGGGATCGCCGCCAAACGCGCCCAGTTTAACTGATTTTTCCTCACGTGGGCGAGGGGGGTTGGATTCCCACAGGACCTCGAGCCGGAGGCAGAGGTTGGCGAGTGAGTCGACCCGGTGGTCATCGGCCCGGGCTGGGAAGGCGACCAGTTCGTCCATGAAGCGATCGCCTTTGGGTCCGGGCAGCAGCAGGATCTGGCCGGAGGCGTGCATGGCCTGAGCGGAGCGGGACATGGCGACCTTATCGGCATGTCGGGTGACCCAGTGGAACTTGGTAAACACGCCTTTGCGTTGCATGGCGCGTTTGATGAATGGTTCGGCGGCGCGGCGGATGACGCCGGCCTCGGAGATGCATTCGATCGGTTTATAGAGTTGGACGAAGTGCAGCAGTTGGTCGATCCACACATCCATGGTGCATTTCCGCACCCATTCGTCGACCTCGTGGACCCGGGCGTTCTCGTCGACGCACCAGACGTGGATGGCGGTATCGTCGGCCTTGTTGTTGGTTTCCTCGGCCGTGACCGCGGGGTCGAAGGAGATGTAGTAATCGCCCTCGATGTGGCCTTCGGAGCGGATATCGTCCTCGCGTTTGAAGCAGATGCCTTCTTCGGGTGCGGGACGTTGCTGGTAGAGTGAGGCCCATGAGCGGGGGTTGACCTTTTTCTCCTGCCAGTAGGACTCACCGAACCATTCCGGCCAGATCATCTCACCGATCTCTCTACCCAGTGGGTCGTCGTGCCGTTCGCATTCAGCGGCCATGCAGATCACGAACCAGACGTTGCCGTCGCGGCATTTCATGAACCCGGATTCACCGGCATAGCCCTCGGGCAGGATCTTGCCCATGATTTCATCCTCATGCCAGCGGGTACCGATACCGATCTCCCATGCGCTGGGGGTTTTCCTTGACCGGGCCGAGTCGATGTACTCGTTGTAGGTATCGTTACGTATGGTCGGCGAGTCGGCCTCCTTGCGGTTTTTGGTCAGGTCGTCCCAGACCAGCCCCATGCACCTGAAACCCGAGACACCGGACAGGATACCGCTCGACTTGTAGCTGGAGTTGTTCAGCAGGGCCCAGTCCTCTGCCGCGGTGGTCTTGGGATCCATGCCGGTACCGAAGATCGCCGAGAACTGGGGACTGGCACAGATCTGCCGCGCCCGTTTGCCATGCCGTTTGCAGATCGGGTCACCCCAGCCGGTCAGGATCATCTCGAACATCTTCTCGCGTCCCAGACACCATGTCGGTGCCACCACGCTCGCATACGTCGATTTGGCCGATCCCGGCGGCTCCATCACCATCACCCGTGTGCACACCTCCAGACCCGGCGATTGACGGGCGATCAAACTCCGTGCATCCATCTCCGGCATCCGGCCACTCAGCAAGGCCTCCAGCACGACCTGAACATCGGAATACCGTTTCGCCTTTTCAGGGTCAGCAGGGGGCTCGTACATGCCAGTTAAGTCACCATCAGCAGCATAAACCGTTTCGCCCTCTTCAGCCGGTATATCCCCGTGATTTTCGGCACTTTCCGCCATACCCGTCATGTCGCCGTCAAGCGTAGTAAGGGTTTCAGCGTCCTTATGGGTGTATGGGGAGGTTTGGGATTTGGTGGGGTTGGTAGAGGGGGTATGCACCTGTATTGGGGACCCCCCCTCCCGGATCGGACCCCGCACGGGGGTTTCGCCAGCCGAGATATCCGCCCGAAGCAGCGGGAAATCCACAGGAGAATCAAGCACTTGCGGGTCATACACGAGACATCGCTGCATCATCAACTGCAATGTCTGCAGCAGCACGATGTGATGCCGGGCCAGTTCGGTCGGAACCACCTCGAACTCCCTGTCATTCACGTCTGTATCTTGGGGGACCCCGGGTACATCAATGTAACGTGCATACCCGCAAAGCGTTGCCCTGCCTAGTGCTTGGGCCTGCAGGATGTTGCGTGCCTGCTCCCGGGTTAACTCCATCAATCCGACTCGTCGTCGCTATAGGCTGCGTCTATCGGCTTGGTGGACTTCCTGCTTGCCTGCCCTTCGATAACGGACAGCAGGAACTGGGGAGTCAAGTGGCTCACGTCCTTGATCCCATTGCTAAGTGCTTGAGTATCAAAGGGTTTTAAGGGTGGGAGCGTCCGGTCCAGCAGGATCCTCGCGGCCTGTATCTGGGTGGAACTCATCTCGATCTCACCCTTTACGTGCTTGCCAAGCCGGGTAACAATCATCCCTGTTCTGATCTTCTGCCGAAGTCTCTCATTATGGGAATTTAGCTTACCATTCAATGGGTTAACGAGTGGTTTATCTCGTGCCATAGGGGTTGCCTATTGATAATTGATTCTTCATAGGTTTTTTCTAGCAGGTATTGGGGTGTTTCATGCTACTTGGTAGGGTGGAGGGTAAGCAAGTATTTTGCTGAATTGACCCTGTGCAACCCCCGGAACATTTAACCGCCTTGTGGCCTCCTGTGTGGCCTCCTGTTGGCTGTTTACGCTCTATTGCGTGCTGGTCTACAGGGTAGTGGTGGTTAAGTGCTTTTGGGTGGCTTCCAGATTCTGCCGAAAATCACCCGAAAACACTCGTGAATGTATCGGATCTGGTTTGCGTGCTCACCGGCCGTGCTAGGCCAGCAGGTAGCGTGCATTCCATCACCTTTATTCCGTAAGCCTGCAAGCCTGTTTGCGCCCTTTGATTATACCATTTTCAGCCGTCTATCTATGGGTTCACTTTCTCGCCTAGCCGGTACTTCGTGAACTGCAATAGTCTGCGCCGTTGTGGATTCAATCTCACGTTGCGTCGATGCCTGCAAGCCTCCGCGTTTGGGGGGTTGCCTTGCTGCCGTATTGTTAAGGAACCTTGTTGCCTGTGCTGCTGGGGAGGGGGCCGTCGAGAGGGAGAAACCAATCTCCGCATCGTCACTCGTGTTTCCATCCTTGGAATCACCTCCGCCCTTTGAGAGAGCACCGTCCGGGGCGTTTCGCTCACCGAACAATCAAGATTGTCTCACAATTAGAATCGTGGTGCAACCCCTATGTCATGTTTTATTTGTCAGTACCTTATGCACTGCTGTTATTGGCTTTTCATTCTACCCTCTGATTTAAACTGTGCGATAAGTGTTGACATCCTGTTGCCGTTCATTTAAAATCGTTTTGTCAGTTGAGTCATGACTGACCGGGCACGGGGCCCGATACCGGAGACATCCGGACCGCCAGCCGCAAGGCTGAACCCCCAGAGCGTGATCGGAATGCGTGCGGGGGGAAAGCGCACCAAGATACAGGTGGAGGTCGAAAACAGGCCTCGCAGTCATGGCACTGCAAAAGCACCTCCCGGGACAACCCGGGACAGAACCTGAACCCTGCACTATTCATGCGGGGCTAAGTTGGAGGCCAACAAACGGCGGTGGGTAGTGAGTAGCTTTTCAATCCTTTTCCTTATGCTGTCCCCCTCCGGGGGGGCATCATCAAGGGCCTTCAAACGAGGGCTTTTGCTGATGCAATTGGCATCTACTGAGGAAATTGAAAATGACCAACCCTGTACTGGAACAAGCCAAACTGGAACTGCAACTTGCACGGGTGAAAATGCGTGAGATCCACCAGAACGCGAAACCCCACGAGTGGGTGATCGAACTGGCTGGGCGGTCGTATAACACCATAAACGGCAAGCTGTACCCCAATCTGGATCCGCAGATTGTCTCCGAACTGACTGCCAAACGGCTTGAAAAAATCGTCATGAACCGGGCTGGCGACTATGCCACAGCCCGTACATTACGAGCCTTCGCCAAGCAGTGCATTGATGACCTGAATTCTGCACTAAAAACCATGCGAGATCTGTAAACGAGAGCACTGGTCCAGCCTGTTAATTATAGCAGGCTGGCACGGCCGCTCTTGGTCGATAACTGAGGAAATTGAAATGAAAGTTTTATACGCAGCAAGTATTGCCTACAAGGTAAAGGGCGAGACAGAGTTGAACTGTTACACAGCCGTGCGGGAAACCCTCATTGAGGCCCGGTCGTGGGTGAAGGGCTGGCGCGAAACCGCTAACAGCGATGGTGACATCGAGTTTATGGATAGCGACATAGCACCCTACCGATTCGACCCGGAACTCCTGCCTGATGTGCAGAAACGGTTCGAGGTGACGGTCACCAAGGAAATCATTTATGTCAAGCGGATCGTGGTCGAGGCGGATGACGAGGATGATGCCGAGGAAATTGCCATAGAAAAATCCGAGCAAGGCCCGTGGATCGAGGTCGATGACGACACCAATGACCCACGAATGACCAACATAGTTGACCTTGACGAGTGATAGCTATTTGCCCCTTCATTGAGGGGGCAAACTGGTATCAATCCGATACTGAGCCGAGGAAATTGAAATGAATATCGAAGCACAAACAAAGGAAGCACTCACCCTGTTATCCGAGTCCAGCCGGGGATACTTTACCGTCTGGAGCCTGTCTGGCGATGCCAACAGAAAACGCCGGGTACAGATCATGTGCGCCTTGCATGGCGTGGATAAATACCCGGTAGCTAAGTCGGGTATCACAGCCATGGAAAAAGCACTCCACCACCGGGTTTCTCAACTGGGGGGCGCGATCGTGGGCCGCTCAATCCGCGACCGTGATGAGTGTTTTCAACAGTGGGCTAAGGATTTTCTGGCCCAGTAAAGGTCTGGTCTAGCCCCTTCACTCGAGGGGGTTAGCACGGCACCTTTGCCGGCTTAACAAGGAAATTGAAATGTCCCAACAGCGTGATTACCACTTCTTCACATCATCCGCCTCCAACTGGACCACGAACGCAAGCCTGCGTGAATGCATCCGACTGCAGGAGGCTGCTGATCGGGAATGCACTTACATGCAGCCCCGTGGGTACAGCGTCTATAAAGTGCTGCTGCCCAGTGATGCCAAGTATCGCATCGGCAATTATGTGCCTGAGGTGGATCCCGAAAAGCTGATCAAGGTCGACACGGTTCTGTACGTTCAGGGCAAAACCAAACGTGGGCCACGGGTGAAAGCAGCCCGTGGCAAGGCGGCGATCGAGCAAAGTTGATAGCACAGTGCCCCTTCTCTGAGGGGGCACGATGGTATCAATCCGATACTTTAATCAGAGGAAATTGAAAATGAAAAACGCAAATTTGGTACTCCACTGTGGAGCCACAGCAGTAGATCGCAGCGAACTGGCACTGGCACCCATGCCTGAGGCCACTGACACCTACCAGCCCATTGCTCACGACCACTTCATCGATCTGGTCGAGAACAAAATGAGGGATGTTGGGTTCACCTTCGGATCTCAGGTTCACAGCCTGACCCGCAACGGCCAGCGCAGTTTCAGCATGGTCCAGTTGATGAACGGATCCCAGCAGGATGAGCACGCACTGGTTATGGGCGTACGTAACAGTTACGACAAGGCTTTTGCCGCGACCGTGCTGTTTGGGGCCTACGTGTTCCTGTGTGACAACCTCAGCTATTCGGCAGAGGTGGTCATCGGGCGCAAGCACACCACGCACATCCTGCGAGATCTGCCGGATCTGGTCGCTGCCGGCGTGGGCCAGACCAAGGCCATGTCCTATGTTCAGGACCAGCGGTTCGAGGTTTACCGGGATTTCAAACTCACGGATGCCCGGGCCGATCGCCTGATGATCGAGATGATCCGGCGCGATGCCATCAACACCAGTCGTTTCGACAAGCTGGTGACCGAGTGGTATGAGCCCCGGGTCGATCACGGACCACGCCGCGCATGGCGATTGTTCAATGCCTGCACGGAAGCATTGAAGGGGGCACCACCCCACGATATGCCACGCCGCACGATCGAACTGCAGGCCATCATGGATGCCGAGACTGGGTTCACTCCCAGCTTTCAAGCAGCCGCATAGTACAGCACCTTGCCCCTTCGGAGGAGGGGGTAAGCTGATGCACTATCGCATCGTTTAAATGAGGATTTTGAAATGAAACACACGATAAATGGACACGATTTTCACCCGGGTACCCTGTGGGTCACTCGCTGTGGCCGGATCGTTTTGGTAATCGAGCACGATGGTGGGGAGGACAGTTCATACCCCTATCTGGGCTACCTGTCGATCGTCTGTGCCGGGGCCCTGAACATGTACTGGGATGCCGATGGCAAGACCGCGGGTACTGATGGGGACTACGACCTGATCAGGCCAGCCCGTGAAAGTGAGGCTGATTACATTAGCTTTGGTGAAATTGATAAGGAGGACGTGTAATGGACGAGCGATTCCTGCCGCCGGAGATCCCGGACGCAGCAACCCCGACCAGTGAAAACAGGAACGAGGCAGAGTGTAACCTGCCCCCGTGCCTGCTGGCCGAAGGATTCAGATCAATCGTTACGCTGGAGGAGTGGGAGCAGGCCATGGACCTGATCGGTGAGCCGGTCGTCCTGCCGGATGAACTGTACGTGGATTACAAGCCACACAGGCGGTTCAACCCGGCCTACCTGCACTCAGCAACGGAACTCGAGGATATCCGCATGGCAGTGCGCGAGTGGGTCATCAACGAGTCGGAGCGGATCGCCCAGAAGTACGAGGACGATCGGCAGGCAGGGTTGTGGCATGAGTAAACGTAACCGCTACATCCAACCATCCAACCGGATCCAGCGATTGAAAGCAGCAGCCACCATGGCATGGCAGGTGATCGGCGGAGCCGTGATCCTGCTGGTCATGTGGGTATACATCGTGCTCTGGTGGGCCGTGATGGAGGTGCCCCATGGATAAGCACGAGTGGGGCGAGGCCCTGATCTACTACGGGTACATCATCGCCAAGTGCCTGATTGTAGGGTACTTTCTGCTGAGGTGGTTTGCCGGTGAGTAGGCAAAAAAAACCCCGGAGTCTAGGCCGGGGTTTTTTTCTGACTCTTGACTGCACAAAGGGGTTAGTGTAGCCTGAGTCACATCTGGTAAGGTTTCGCTGCCACCAGAAGGATGATTCTAACATCTCCCTCTCAAGTCAGCAAACCCAAGACCAGTAGAGACGCGCAACAAGCGTGGACGACTGGCTTAATCCCCTGCGTACCACGATGACCGCGCCTCGAGTGCCGGTATCTGGGTTGTAGCACAAGCGGGATCGTACCGGAATAACACTTGATTGACACTCGGATTCTCGGCTGATCGACAAGGCTGGGTTGCAACGGTGAGTGTCATGAGATCGGGTACAGTGCCTTCTAATTTTTGAAATGCCGTTGCTGACTATGGTGAAAAGCCATGGTTATACCCCCTAGCCCACTACTTGCACGCCACAAAAAACGGCTGCGGGGCTGGGGGGGATGTGGAAAAAGCAAAAACAGCTAACAAGATAACTTACTACTAAGTACCTATAGACCCCCAAAAAATCGAGGATTTTGGAATGATCTACATAACCCGAATCAATGGCCGTGAAAACCTCAAGTGCCACATTCTCAACGGTGACGACACCTACTGCCGATGCTGGAAAAACGGAACGATGGACGGCGGAACGCTCAAGGTAAGCAACTGGAGATCCACCGATCACCCCACCCGTGCTGTCTGCAAAGTTTGTGAGCAGCAACTCAAAAAGTCCCAGCGTAAATTCAATAAACCGAAGGCACCCAGCCGGGAACGCTTTGCCAAGCCGGATCCCGTCAAGCCATCGAACGATCAGAAGTTTGAGGCACAACGATTAATGATTGTCAGTCAGGATAAACAGATCGCTGAACTGAGGGCTCAGGTCGATGAACTGACCGAGACGGTTCACCGGCTCACTTACCCACCCGAATAACTCGCCACTCAGCCCCTTAACCGGGGCTTTTTTCTGCCCATTAAAAGGGCTATACTTGTCATGTGAGACATGACGATCACAACATGAGGATACTGAAATGCCATACCCAAGCAATGACAGGAGGGTGCTATGATCCTCCGACCCTACCAAGTCGATGCCGTGAGGGGTATATACGGATCCCTCCGCCAGAACGACCGGACCATGCTCCAGCTACCGACAGGTTCAGGAAAGTCTTGCATCGCATCCGACATCATCAAGCACGGATTGAAGCACAACAGGCGGATCAACTTTTGCGTCGATCGCCTGACCCTGCTGGACCAGACCGTCGATCGGTTCATCGAGGACGGCATCGATGTCGGGGTGATACAGGGAAACCACCCGTTGAAACGACCCCACGCCCCGGTTCAGATCGTTTCACTGCAGACGCTCAAGCGTAGGCCCAAGGAGTACTGGCCACAGGCGGATCTGTTCATCGTCGACGAGGCGCACGACCAACACCAGATCATTTACGACATCATGGAACGCTGGAACAGCCGCAAGTACATCGGTCTGTCGGCTACGCCATTTACCCGGGGACTGGGCAACCACTGGCAGGACCTCGTGGTTGGGGCTACAACGCGACAATTGATCGAGGCAGGGTACCTGTCTAGGTACAGGGCTTTTGGCCCGTCCTCGCCTAATCTGGTGGGCGTACGGCAGTCTGGCGGCGACTATTCTGCCAATGATGCCGCCGAACGGATGAATGTCCTGACCGGGGGCATCGTGTCGCACTGGAAGAAACACGCCGAGGGGCTCAAGACCATCGGGTTCACCCCCAACGTAGCCTACGCCGAGCACCTTGCCGAACAATTCAGATTGCATGGCGTGGAGGCAGACTTCGTGTGCGGCAGGGATACCGAGGAACGCAGGCGTGATGTCATGGGCAGGTTCTCCGATGGCAGGATCCAAGTCCTGATGAACTGCGAGGTCCTGACCAAGGGTTACGACCAACCGGACATCATGTGCGGCATCATCGCCAAGCCAACCCGGAGCCTGTCGACCCACATCCAGATGCTGGGCAGGTTGCTTCGCACGCACCCCGACAAGGACCACGCCCTGATACTGGACCATGCCGGCAACATCGAACGATTAGGATTCCCTGATGACGACCTGCCGACCGAGTTGGACATCCGTGAAAAAGGCGTGAATAGTGACACTCGGCAGAAGGACGACCCCTTGCCATGGAACTGCCCCAAGTGCCATTCACTGGTACCCCGGGGCACCCGGATCTGTGCCTGCTGTGGATTCAGGGCAGCAGCCAAGACCGATATCGAGGTAGTCGAGGAGAACCTGCAGGAGATGACCCGCAACGGATCCAAGCAGGAGATCTACTCGATGCTCAACTGCGTGGCACAGTCCAAGGGTTTCAGCACCGGCTGGATCTCGCACAAGTACCGGGCCCTCACCGGGGTCTGGCCCAAAGGCCTGAACCGATCGCAGATCCTCACCCCGTCACCCAAGCTACAGGCATGGTTGGCTGAGGAACATCGCAAGTTTACCGCACACAACGCAATCAAGAGGAAGTACGCGAAATGACAACAGCAGAAGAACGATTTGAATTGTTCCGTGAAAGGCTTAAACGGTCTACGGCAGCAGTGGGGGCGATAGCTTCCTTCTTCATCCGGTCGGGCAGGTACGACGTGTTCTGCCCCCGGCTACACGTGCCAGAGGATGTCGACGACCGGGAAACCGACTCCGGGGATCTGCACATCACACCCGAGAACGGCAAGACCCGCATTGTCGACGCGAAGGGATTGAACTACAGCATGGAGCAGATCAACGACTTCCCGATGATCGTGTTCAGCACGGTCAGGTCGTGGGACAACAAAGCACCGCCGGATCTGGTCATGGTGGTCGACAACACGCTGACCCATGCCTTCATGCTCGATGTGAGCAAGGCCCCAGAGTTTGCCGTGGTGAAGATCAAGGACAAGGAAAAGGACCTGATTGTGGAGAACTACGGCCTGCCCCCTTGCTCGTTCAAACTACTGAGGATCGCACCATGAAACAGATCATTGCCAAGGGCGTTGCCGGTGAGGCACACAGGCGGAGGATCTGTGACCTGATTAGCAGCCTGTCACCCGAAAAGGTATGGCAGGTGAACGTCACCCCGTTCGTGAAGAAACGCACGCTCCCACAAAACAGTTACCTTCATGCGGTACCGTTGAAGATGATCGCGGATCACACGGGACACACGGTCGAGGACATCAAGGACTACCTGCTGGGCGAGTATGCTGGCTGGGAGGTTTTTGAGGTGCTGGGATCCAAACGCAAGCGACCGATCAAACGTACCAGCGCGATGAATGCCGAGGAGATCGGCCAGTTCTGGGACTGGATCATCGCGTGGGCTGCTGAGAATCTGGGCCTGCTGATACCCCAACCGAACGAGGTGATCGAATGAGTATCCAAGTACGAGAGATGACCCCCCGTGATTTCATCCGTGAGTACGGCCTGATGATCCATGATCTGGATGCCCTGAGGTTTGGCCTGCTGCTGTCCTGCGGCGACTCGCTGGAACAAGCCTCCCGGCTGGCCTTGGGAAACGAACAGGATCGTGTGTTACGGGCATGTAACTACCTGCACCGGGTGGGTTACATGCAGATGCCCAGTGCATAAGCGCGGCAAAAAGGACCTGAACCACAAGGAAGTGGTGAAGTGGTTCGAGAGTATGTTCTGCCATGTCATTGATTTATCGTTACTTGGAGACGGCAAACCTGATATACTTGTATGGTGTCGCACGAGATATATCCTCGTCGAGATCAAGAATCCCAAGACCGGCTACGGCCGCAAAGGGCTGAACAAAAACCAGAAATCATGGGCAGAGGAATGGATGGGAGGGCCAGTGTATGTTGTTTCCAACAGAGAGCACGTCATTTCACTTGTCACCGGTCAAGGCGAGGTCCCCCACTACGGTGGCGGTACACGTCAACTGTCCCGTCGAGTTACCAAGTAAATGCCTGACCGGTTCAGAGAGGCTGCAAAAATGCGCCCTTGTTCCCTGCGGTTGCCGGGTTGCACTAATGCGCCAGAGGAAACAGTCCTCTGCCACGCACCCTGCATCGATGACGGACGAGGATTCAAATCCCCTGATCACTGGGCGGCGTTTGGTTGCAGATCTTGTCACGATATCGTTGATGGACGCACCCCGGCGCATCAAGCGATGGTTGAGCCGGTAGACATTGCGGAGGCGTGGTTGCGGGGTATTTACGAAACCCAGCGATACTTCATTCGCATCGGTATAATCAAATTGGGTCAGGCCTGATCCTCACAGGGCCTGCCGGTCAGGCTTGATGTCATTTCAATCCGGCAGGCCCTACTTACTACTCCTCGAGCAGATCCACTACCCGGACATCCAGATCTTCAGCGAGTGCTTCCAGAGTGGACAGCTTTGGATCCGTGTTCCCCTTCTTGATCCGGTACAACTGCCGGGCTGAGGTGTTGGGCAGGCCCATGTGCAGCTTCCGACCCTTTGCTTCCACCAGACGTTTGACGTTCGATGCCAGTACTTTCATTAACGACATGTTTTTTCTCCGTACATTGTTGGGGTGAGATGATTTAATCACCATGCCGCATAGTACAGGACACTTGTGATACCAAACAACACTATGGTATAGTTAACCTACCGTAATTTCACGGCCAAGAGGATTTTGAAATGTCAGACGAACAGTCAGTACTGTTTCCAGAGTATGTCTGGAAAACCCTTTCCCGCATTGAAACCGATGTCCACATCGAGTGGATCGAGGCAACCGCCAAACGCCCTGCCGTATGCTACCTGTCGTGGTCTACCGCATGGATGCTTCTGAAACGCAAGTTCCCCGCATCGACCTACTCTCACCGCAAGGATCTGATTCACCCGGATGGTACGGTCGAGGTCGAGGTCGATGTGATCATCTCCGACGATGGCAAGAACCAGCAGTTCACCAATGCCCGGCTGGCTGTCATGGACATGTTTTTCAACCCGATCCCCAACCCCACTGCACGGCAGGTAAACGACAGCCGCCAGCGTGTGCTGGTCAAGGCACTGGCATTCGCCGGTCTGGGCCTGAACCTGTGGTCCGATCACGCGATCCCCGTGGGCAAGCTGGACGACCCGATCACCGAGGCACAGTTGGAGATCCTGACCGATCTGATCGCCAAGTCGGACACCCAGATCCACACCTTCCTGCGCTGGTGCGAGGTGGACGAGTTGAAGGATCTGCCCAGTGAGCGGTTCACCTCCGCCAAAGGCCTGCTCGAGGCCAAGGTGAAACGCATCAAGGCCGAGGCTGCTGAGAAGAAAATGAGGAAGGGTAAATGATCCTTCACCTCTCACTGGAACAACGATCTGAGGAGTGGCACAAACTCCGTGTCGGCAAGATGACGGCATCGGAGGCCAGCACCCTGATCACCCCGACCGGCAAGCCATCGAGCCAGTACAAAAAGTCGATCGCTCGCAACATCGCAGAGAAAATGGGGTGGCAGGATCCAGAATCCTTCCACCCCACCTACTGGGTACAGCGTGGCATCGACATGGAGCAGGAGTGCCTGAACTGGTTTGCTGTGGAGGTTGGCGAAACCGAGCCCTGTGGATTCATCGAATCGGACGATCACGTTTTTGGTTTAAGCCCGGACGCGATCATGTGGGACGGCGATCAACTGATCCCGATCGAGGCCAAGGTGCCTGCACCCACGACCATGATCCAGTGGATCCTCGATGGCGGAGTTCCGACCGAGCACTTGCCTCAGGTTCACTTCGCTCTGGCGATCACAGGGGCCCCGTACGCCTACTTTATCGCGTACTGCCCCCTTACCCAGCCCATCATCATCAAAGTGCTGCCTGACGAATACACGGCGACCCTGAGGAACATGATGGCCAACTACAAGGAGGCGTTTGAAACCGCCTTCATCGAAATCACAGGAATCGAATATGGAACCGTGTAGACACTGCAAGAAACCGCTGACGATCAGCCCGAAACAACGGGCCCGGATCCGAGCGTTTAAAACCGAGTTTCCCTTCATCCCGCAACGTGCACTGGCAGAACTGTTCGACGTGACTGCCGTGCGAATCAGCGAGATTGTTCGCGGCATCAAAAGCAAAGGAGGGCTGTAATGGCCACAGTAGTCGGAAAATTAGCCTGCCCTGCAGGTAAGTACCAGAAGGACGGCGAGGAGAAAACTCGCTGGACATTCCACGGCATCGTGCTGCAAACGGACAACGGACTGCGGGTCAAGCTGGAGTCCCTGCCACTGGTGGAACACCCCGAGGGGATCTGGTTCTCGGTGTTCGAGGATGACAACAGCAGCAGCCAGAAACCGAGGCAGCAAAAGCAGCAGGGTTTCCGTGACTCTGGCAGATCCGGTCAGGCTGGCACTCAAGACGACATCCCGTTCTGACCATGAGATCCACCCCACCACCCCAACTGGAGAGAGCGAGGATCCAACCTCGCTCGTTTCCTCCATCCGAGCCCGGCGACATGCACGGGGCCTTTTACGCCGCCAAACGGGGCCTGTTCATTATCTCGAGCGGCACCTGTGACCCAGACTGGGAGCATGTCAGTGTGTCCATGGAGAAACGCTGCCCCAACTGGACTGAGATGTGCATCATCAAGGATCTGTTCTGGGACGAGGAGGAAACCGTGGTCCAGTTCCACCCGAAGAAGTCGGAATACGTGAACAACCACCCGCACTGCCTGCACCTGTGGAAGAAGGTAAAGCACGATTACGATCTTCCGCCAACTATATTCGTGGGGCTGAAATGAGCAGGATGACGGATGAAAGGTTTTCCGAGTGGATGGAGTCACTCGCAGAAGGAACCGCACTGATAGACATTCAGGGTCATGAGGTTTTGGAACTGCTTGAATCAATGCTCGAAGATCGCCAACGCATTGAAGAGTTGGAGCGTGTTTTGAGAGTTTGTGGTGAGGCTGTCTTGTGTCCGGGCAATTGGCACGACCTTTCCCCCGCAGCACTTAATGGTATCGCTAAACATGTGCCTGATTTCGTGAGCCGCGCCGAAGCCGCCGAAGCCAAACTTGCGCGGGTTGAGAAAGTAATTACTGACCTCGATACGCAATGCACCAATAGCCACGCTGTCAAAATGCTGCGTAAGGCCCTAGACGACACTGCAAGTCCTGACACAAACTGATATATTTGACGTGGCATAGGCCACTTATTGGAGTAATGACATGAAAGCAATTCTCACAGGTATCCTACTATCACTTTTCACCCTGACCGCTCAGGCACAGCCACTGCTGCCAGCCCTTGAAAACTCAGGCCTGTTTATCAATCCAGCGCGGGGTGGCGAATCCTTGCAGGTGTTCCAGAGCGGAGGCTACATCCAGTTCTCGTTCTTCGGCTACATCAAACGCTGCAATCTGGAGTCTTTTTCGAACGAGGCGTTCATTGACTCACCCAGCTTCAACTTCTGCCGACCCCAGCCGATCTGGTTCCAGAGTACCGCGCACCCGATGATTGGTGGGCAGGCTGTGGGTAATCTGCTGATGGCTGTCGCGAATGATGACTTCCCATTTGTTGATCTGAACTTTGCCTTGGCATCACCCCGGAGTATTGGCCTGTTTATTCTGGTCAAGACACCCACCGGGTACCAGTTGGACGTACTGAGGACAGGTGTGGCGATCTCACCGTTCAGTCACATCTACTCGACCACGCACAATTTCCCCACGAAGATCTGGGGCCCTCAGTGATCAGGGGTCACGGTACCGGCTAGTTTATGTTGCTGCCGCCTTCTCTCCGAGCACTCCGGGCGGTATTCAGGGCCAAATCAGGACAAGAGCGAGATCCCGTCACTCGTCGCCTGATTTGGCCTTTTCTTCTTCCACACGGGCATCACTGTGCAGGTCCATGTTGCAATCATCCATCACAATGCCACGGGCAATGTTCACCGATTTTGTGGCCTCTGTTCCGGCCAAGGTGATGGTGCAGGTTTTCGAATAGCTAAACCCTACGTTGCGGTGCGTGATCGCGGCACAGCCTTGCAGCAGGAACAGTAGGTACAGGATCGCTATCAACACCAGCATGGCGATCAGCAGATCCTCGAGAACGTGCTTTCTCATGACCACGACAACGCGACACGGATCGTATGGCCCACAGAGGCCAGCAGTTTCAGCCTCAAACCGGGCTCAGGACCGCTCCGATATCTGCTGGTTCCCGGGTGCCAGACCATGCCGATCGTTTCGACCCCAGAAGGCAGATCCAGAACCACTCGAGGATCCGCTGCATCCCTCCGCCCCCCATCCAGTTCAATGAACAATCTGGTTGCGCCGACAGTGCCTAACCGGACCACCGGGATACCCTCAGGCGACAGGATGGTGATTGGTGGAACCATGACAGTATTCGCACCTGCCTGTTGCACCAGTATCAGGACTCCCTCTGGATTTACCGTAATGATGAAATCGTTCGACAGGGCCTGCCCCAGTGCGTTCTGCACGAACACCGACAGATCTGGATGCGTCGATGGAACACCATTGGGTGTGCCACTGATAATCCCATCGATCGACAGGTTTACCCCGGCCGGCCATACCCCGATCCGGCCATAACTCAAGTCACCCCCCGTGAATCGATCGCTCAGATCGACCGGTGCCATGGCCTGATTCCTGAATAGCACAAAATCGTTTACATCCGGACCAATGAACACCGGGTCCTCGATAACGGACCCCAGATCTGCCCCACCCTCCCAGAACTGCCGGGCCATTTCATTCCAGCTTCCCACCAGACCGTTGTTGGACCACGCCTTCATCTGCCGCTCTTGCAGACTGCCGGTGTACCCGGCATTGCCCAGCAGATCCATCCATCGCTCGTTGTAGGTGCCGTAGTTGTTGCCCGTGTTCGCGGCCAGCCACGCCATTTCCATTTCGATCGCTGGACCCGAAAACCCGAGATCTGTCAGGGATTGGATTTTGATTTCATTCAGGTTCATGGTTTCGTCCTTAATTGATCCGGTCTACCTGCACCAGCACGTAGCCACCGAGGGGCCAGTTGTTCGGCAGGGTGGACTTCATGTTAAACCACAACTGCCGTACGTTCTTCACCCCGCCGGCATAGTTCACTAGGGTCGTGGTGTCATTATCGGCTAAATCGGAATCCAGAACGATGACACCATCGAGAACAATCAGGAAGGTGCTGCTCAGATAGTTGTCGTTGGTGAAGTTGACAAAGTACCCGTGATCGAACCCATCGACAGATCGAAACAGTGTGATGCCAGCGATACCCCAGCCGTCATCGTGGTTAGGGTTTCCGCTGTCGATCTGTCCGTAAGGGTAGCCGCCATCTGGCCAGACTGTGTTCCATCCACGCAAGGTGGTGACTGATGGAAACACACCCGGAGGTATATCGTCGTCCTGTCCAATGATGAACCAGAATTCCACATCGAAGGTGGGCTCCACCGATACCGGGGATCCGTAGAAGTCGCTGATTTTCAGTTGACCGGATGACGGGATGGGTCCGTTGATACCTTCGGTCCCTGATGGGACGTTGCTGCCACCAGAGAAGTATTCACCCATCTGGTGTGGCTGGGATCCTCCGTATTCCCCGGCGATATTGTTGATGCTCAGGGGGCCGCTACTGGGTAATGGCATCGACCCTATCCTCGAGTTCCTTGATTGCCTCCACCAGCAGCCCGACCAAGTTGCCGTAGGCCACAGACAGGTAGCCATCGATATTTGATACCGCCTCAGGCATATGGATCTGCACGTTCTGTGCGATCAGGCCGGTGCGCCTCTGGTTGGGTTGGTCAATCCGGTTGAAAGTCACGCCCTCGAGGGACCTGACCCGGCCCAGTGCGTTGTAGATAGGCTGCACGTTTTCCTTCAATCGCTCGTCGGAGAATGCCGTGATATCGCCGGTCGAAGTGAATGTGCCGTTGTCATCGAATGTGAACCGTGTGGCGGTTCCATCGCGGATGTACAGGTTGCCTATTCCCGAATTCAGATCGATGTATGCGTGAACCCCGTTGACGTAGAACTGGCAGTCGTTACCCGTGCCCAGCGACAGCTTGACGTTATCGAGGAATCTCAGGTCGCCTGCAGTCTTGTCATCGGCCACATCGGATCGCAGATAGCCACTGGGAGGCACGCCGCCGAGGGTGGAGGCATCGCCACCGGATCCACCCGTAACCTCTACCCACGCTCCGTTGTTCCGGCCGTAGGTCTTGCTGTCGCTGGGGGCATCGGTCAGGTACTGGGCATGTGTGTGACCAAGCTGGGAATACCGGGCATCTCCTGAGGCCTGATTCAGAACCACCTGCCACGTGCCGTTCAGCCGGCCGTAGGGTGATCCAGTACTGGACGCATCGGTCAGGTACTGGCTGTGCGTGTGGCTGATAGGGGCATACAGGGTGTCAGCTACCGACTGATTCAGGACGATCACCCACGCTGCATTGCGTCGACCATACGGGGATCCGTTGATCGGGGCCTCTGGGATCCCGCCTCCACCCGAGGTTGGATCCTGCCAGCCCACGTCAAAGTCGTTGTCGGAGATCTTGCCCAGCACTTGGCTGGTCGTGCCACCCGCGGGGATCGATCCCTGATTCTGTGGAATGTAATCAGATAGCTTGGTCATGCGTCTACCCCGTCTGTTGAGGCAATGTTACCTGCCTCGATGCCGTCTATCGACGCAATACTGCCGGGATCCACGCCATCGCGGCTGAATGAGGGTCCCGGTGAGGGGGGATTCAGACTGAACTGGATGCCACCCACCCCGTCACTGGAGGTCAGGGTCAGGGTGGCAGTTTCTCCCACCACGTCATTGAACGATACGAGTCCGGTCGCGCCGATTGCGCCATTTGAGGTCGGAGACTGCACGAATATGGGGGCCTGCCACGATCCTCCCGGTGCCAGACCCAGACCACTATACGTGGTGTCGGACCCACCCAGCAGGACACCCACTCCGGTCTGGCCGGTGGGTGGGTTCACGACCCGGCTGGTGCCGGTCGCCGATGTGAATGCACCCACCTTGTCGACCGGATTGTTGGCATTGACCCCGGAAACCAGAAACAACAGGCCGCTGGGGAAGTTGTTGTCTCTGCCGGTGGTGAACACAAAGGTGCCCGGGTCCTTGGAATGGACTGCCGTCATGGTCACATCTGAGGTGGTGTTGCCAGCCTCGAGGATCAGTGTTCCATTGTCAAACGTCGGGTAGTTACCAAACTGGTCAGCAGTAAAACAGATAGCCAGCAGCATCTGGTCAGGACCGATCGGACCCCCATAGGTCAGGGTGCAGACTCTCTGCGTACTGCTGTTCGTGTTGTACCGATCAACCTCTTGGAAGGTCATCATTAGCTGACACCCACGTTGTTGAACTGTGGGTTCACAAACACCGCATTATTCGACCCCTTGAAACCTACAATTTTGGCATATCCACTGGTAGGTGGTGATACAGTCATGCTGCCTGCTGTCGAGCCAACGTAAATCAGAACCGGGCTCAAAATGGTGGTTATATTTATGGTCCCGTAGACCAGAATGCGTACATCCTGACCGTCGGAAGCAGCCTCTACCGCCACACCTACCAATGGCGCATTATTTGCCGACGAGGCAGGAACGACCTCTACACCAATCGCTGCTGATGCCAAGGATACGACATTACCGTAACTGATCGTTGCCCCGGCCACGAATGTAGCTGTGTTTCCAAACCACCCGTTTGATGGAGGGAGTGTAGTAAAGTCCAGTTCTGCCGCCTCACCCTGTGGTCCCTGTGGACCCTGAGGGCCTTGTGGACCCTGAATACCTTGGATGCCCTGAATTCCCCGCTCACCTTGCTCACCTTGGATACCCTGTGGGCCATCGGCACCGGGATTACCCTGTGCGCCCTGTGGACCCTCACTGCCGATCGCGTCCGGGGATACCGCCCAGTCGTTGGGTGGTGCGGCGATGAACTCGGCCGTGGCGTAGTCGATATTGAGTTCGAAGTTTTCAGATCTTCCTGCGATCGTACCACCCGATCTGACCAGTGTGGCTGGGTCATCTCCCCACGTTCCATAGGGATCAATAAAGGCGATGATTGCGCCAGCCTGTGTGTCCCCGACTGCCGGGAAATTGATGTTGAAACCACCCCCTCGAGTGTCGAGTGCATACATTCCGCCCGGGATCGCCGTAAACGTACTGGTCATGATTCGGAACCGCGTCGTCGAGAAGTTACCGGTACTGATATAACCCAGATCCACAAATAACAGGGTGGGATTTGGATATCCGGTTGGGTACTGGTCGTCGGTGTCGATTCGCTGCACGACGAACTGGACCCAGTTCAGGTTGTTGGTAATGCTCGGCGTGACCATGAACCGGCCCTGCTCCGTGACCGTGGCTGAATCCGGGTTATCCACAAAGCTGATCACGTCACCCGCAATGATGTTCTCGAGGGGGGGGTTATCTCCTTCCGTGTCGTTCTTGCTGATCGCCAGCAGGTAGTCATCAGTGGCTGCTCGGTAGGTCAGAACCACTTTGCCGGATCCGGGGTTAGCTGTGCCTGTACCAACAACCAGATTGTACGGCACGAAACTCTGGGCGTTTTTTCCAGCCGGGCCCTGTTCGCCGGTATCGCCTTTCGGACCCTGTGGACCTACGCCTCCCGGAGGCCCCTGAATACCCTGTTCGCCCTGATCGCCTTGTAATCCCTCCTCGCCTTGGGGGCCTTGGATGCCCTGTGGGCCCTGTGATCCCGTATCACCCTTTTCGCCTTGCTGTCCCTGAGGCCCGATAGGTCCCATGGGTCCCTCGGGTCCAAGAATCTTGCCGACATTTGCCCAATCAAGTTCAATAGGGAAGTATGCATAGAGAACTCCGTACTCGGGGTCAGTGGGTCCAGTGGGTGGCTGGTAGTACAGTGCCTGACCGGCACCCATCTGGTAGTCATTGATAGGTCTGCCCGGGCCGTCCCAGTTGGCCGGTAGGAATCCATCGCTGGGTAGTTCAGCAGGAGTACGGATATCGCCGAAGTATCCAACAATCTGGAAAGCCTCACCCGGATCTCCTGTGTCGCCCTTTGGTCCCTCCGGTCCGATCGAGCCGGTTTCACCCTTAACACCCTGAATACCCTGCTCACCCTGAATACCTTGCTCACCCTGTGGACCCGTTAATCCGGTGTCACCCTTCAGGCCCTGAGGTCCCTGAGGCCCCTGTGGGCCTTCTGGACCCTGTGGGCCGGGATCACCCTGCAGTCCGGGGTCGCCCTGAGGTCCCTGAGGCCCTGTATCGCCGGTATCACCCTTGACACCCTGTAATCCATCCTCGCCCTGAGGCCCCTGAGGCCCCGTCAGGCCCGTTTCACCCTGTGGGCCTGTGTCACCCTGTAGTCCCTGCTCTCCTTGGACACCCTGAGGACCTTGGATGCCTTGGTCGCCCTGATCGCCTTTTGGTCCTGTTGGGCCAATAGGTCCCATTTGTCCGGTGGAACCCGGGTCGCCCTTGTCACCCTTTTCACCGGGTTCACCGGGTTCACCCTGAGGCCCCTGTGGGCCGGTCAGCTTGCCGATGTTCACCCAGAACTGATCGATCGGGTAGTAAGCGTAGATATCGCCCCACCCGGGATCCGTGGGTCCAGCGGCTGGCTGGTAGTTCAGTGCCTCACTGGCATCCATCTGGTAGTCACTGGCAGGCCTGCCCGGACCATCCCAGTTGGCAGGGATGAATCCATCGGTTGGGAGTTCAGCAGGCGTGCGGATATTGCCGAAGTAGCCGACGATCTTGAAGGACTCGCCCGGGGGGCCGGGTGGTCCCGGTGTGCCCCCATTTTCGAACAGATCATTGAGTGCATCACTGACCTGTTTTCGCACATCGTGGAGGTTGGCCCTCTCGATCCGGTACTTAGGCATCAAAACAACCTTGGAATAGAGTTTCCGGTCGGAGTGTAGTCATAACGGACCTGAGCCTTGATCCACTGGATATTCAGCGTGGTTCCACCATTGGGGCCTCGGAACACATCGGTGTACAGCTTGGTGGTTCCGGTGATGAAGTCGACCGCCTCCTGCTGGGTCAGGCCCCACTCAGACAGATCCCGCTCGACTGTGAAGGTTCTGTAGGCCGTATCACTGTCGGCCAACATCATGTGGAGGTAGCTATTGGCACCACCAATCAGGTGATCCACCTCAAAACTCTGGCCTGTGTTGCTACGCCGCATCCGCACCGAGAGATCGATGCCAACCAGCACCACCCCGGGCAGCAGGGGAAATCCTCCGGGGACCAGCAGACCTGCCTTTGGGATCGCAGTCTCCAGCTTGGAGATACTGCCGTTCGACGCGATGTTCTTGGTGCAGTTGGCTGGATCCTGCAGGACGTTCTGGGGGTTTTGCCACAGGCTGGTCGCCCCAGATTCATTCTGGGCCGTGGTCATGAAATCGTAGCCTGTAGCAAAAACGGTCATGGAGTAGACCAGACGTACTGTTCTTTGTAATCGGTCGCAGTACGGATAATCAGGTAGCTGAGGGTGTACTGGACGTTCGGGTTCGTCAGCGGGGCACCAATCACCTTGTCGCCCGTCACGCCCACGAGGGTGATGGATCCCGGTGCGCCTGTGTTGGTGATGATGATCGAGCCCTCGATCTCGTAGGTTTCACCCAGTTCCGCATCGGCACCGATCGGCTTGTTGATCGTCAGGGCAATATTGCCACTGTTGGTCAGGTGGAAACGGGTCATGTTCAGTGAATCGATGGTTACGGCTGTAGCGTAGGGGATCACAGCAGCCTTGTGCCGGATGACACCACCGGATTTGAAGGTATTGAACAGTTTGAAGTCGACGGTAAAGTTGCCTGACACCCTTTGGGCATTAAGGACACTTCCGTTCCACGACATGCTGTCGATGATGTTATCCGGGTTGGTGGTTTCGATCGCTGCGATCGCCTCCGTATTGGCTGTTATCAGGTTCTGTAGGGCCACAACCTGAGCGATCGTTGCTGCATCCGTTTCTGCGAATCCAGTACCTAGATCTGTGATCGGTCGACCGCCCATGTTCAGCGGGGCACGCATGGTGTTGAAACCATCGAGGTTCAAGCATTGCTCAATACCTGTTGCCAGATCCTGATCGTGTGTATCGTGCCTCGAGGCGATGATTTTGATCGCCGCAGACTGGTCCTGTTGCCATACCGTAGGGCCACTGAAATCAGTGTTTACCCTTACGAATGTCCCATTTAGTTGCCAAGGCATAAACTACTCCCTACTGTGCGCCTGCATTATGGTATCTCAAGCTGGTTGATCGCCATGTGATTTGTTCGTTGACCGAGTAGAACCGGACCAAAACGCTCACCGCATAGCCGAATGCGGATACGTTCTGCCAGCCCTTTGATGTGTATGGTACGCCCTCGGCCGACCAGAATTCCGTATCCCAGTATGTTCCCAGCGGTGAGGGTGGTGTGGCTGGGTTGATTGACCAAACAGCCCCTTTACGTGCGACCGGCAACGGGATCGGGGTCAGGATAGGCACATTGAAGTCGGCATATCCGGTGATTTGTATGTCCAGAGGATCCCCGATTGTGGTCAATACCTGTGCCGCGGTGAGGTGTTTATGCACCCCCGGATTATCCAGATAGTTGAATGCCATCAGGCAGTCGTAAAGGATCGGGTTGCCGAGATCTGCCGTAGTCTCGAGCAGGGCCAGCACCCGGCCGTCCGGGGTACCACCAAACAGCCTCTCCTTGTGTACGGTCATGCAGTTTGTGGGGATCCCTTTGAATCGGCACCAACGCTGGGTCACCGTGTTCAGGACATGCTGCTCGTACACGTCATCCGATATCGGCACGTTGAAGATCATCAGCCCCTGTCGCTGGAACAGGTTAACGTCCCATCCAAACAGTGGATTCAGGGCTTGTGTCCTCTGCACGATCGCGTTGTGGATCATCCTGCTGAACTGCGGCACGTCCGAGGTCCTGCCCTCCTGAATAATGGTCGACAGGGCCACGTAGCCATCCCGGGTCATCAGGATGCTGTCGGATCCGTAGTTGGTAGTTCCACGAATCGACAGTGGCTCGGCCGTGATATACCGGCCCACCATCTCGAAAAAGCCTTCGGTCTGTGGGTCATCACCCTGATAAACCAGCACTTCGCCCGTGTTGAACACGAACACTATGAAATCGTCCTTACCGTCGCCAGAGTCCTGCTGGGTCCACGTTGTGACCAAGGTCAAATGTCCACCCTTGCGGGTAAAGGATCCAAGGTCGTACTTCTGGAATTCGCCCTGATACGATCCCGCCTGCGTGTAGTAAAAAGCGTTGTCGTTCGGCAACCAGTAGTACATCCGGCCCTTGAAGGTCAGGCACCCGATAAAGTTCGGAGTCAGGCTGAGTTCCGGGTCGGTGCCTACGGTCGATAATGTGGTCAGAGAGAATCCGTTGAAGATCTGGGCATCGTCCTCGCCATTGCACATGACCATGACGCCGGTTTCGTCGGCCTTGCGGAAGTTCTCGGTCTGCCAGCGATCGTTGCCGAAGGTTCCAGCCGGGGCTAATTCGGTCACAGCTTGGGAACTGACCTCGATCGGGGTATCGCCCAGTTCCCATACCCCACCAGCAGAGGCGGCAACCAGTTTGGATTCGGTGGCAGAGTTGAACGAGGCCACCGAATCCAAATCAAACTCGCGGGTGAAGGCCGGTTGCCCGTTGAGCTCTCCCTCGACCCGGAGACGGGCGGGGCCGTAACGATACATGGGGTCGGTCCGGAAGTGATCGATCTCCCGTTCAAGATCATCCCGATTCACTTCCCGGCCGCGTTTTTGGGCCTCCTTTTCGGCCCGGGCGATCAGGAGAGGTTCCATGAAG